ATCGTTTACAAATGCATAGCATTTACCACCTATGTCTCTCCATAATTTACAAAAAGCAAAGTCTTCTCCATTATAAGTCTTTTCTTTTGGATCATGTAAGGTATCAAAAAAATTCCACATGTTTGGCTTATTAACATATTTACCATTTATAACAGTTTTTTGAACTATTTCTTTATCTGGATATTTCTCAATCATTTTCTCTATTACTTCTCTTTTTATCAGCATGCATCCTGTCGGTGAATCAGTTACCTCCATGACACCTTTATCTAAATTTATATTGTTTACATCAGGCACTTTCATAGGGTAAGTGTGCAAAGCTCTTCTAATATCATCTGCTGATTTAATTCTACCTTCTTGCATTTTTTGAAACGCTTTATCCCACATTAAAGTTTTTAAAGGGTATGGCACAGATATTATATGTTTATCTGCTTTCAACATAGAAAAAATAGATTTACCTTGAAAGTAAATATCTGAATCAATAAATAACAAGTGAGTGGCTTTAGATTCTAAAAATCCCGCAACTGATAAATTTCTTCCTTGTGTAACTAAAGATGATTTAATTAAATGAAAAGAAACTTTTAATTTTTTCTTAAAACACATTTGTTGAAACTCAATTAATGCTTGTGTGTAATGTATTGAAACTTCACTATGTACAGGCGTTGCAACAAACAATTGTAAATTTTTGTAATCTTCAGGTTCTTCTACCCACAAAGGTTCTATGGCTTTTTCATAATCTGATTGAGTTTCTATACTTACCTCTTGTAAAGTTTGATATGTGTCTTCGTTTATATATTTATTGCTTGACATTAATAGCCCCTTTCAAAAAATTTTCCCACTCTTTACCCTTTTTATCCCAACTGTAGAATTTTTTAAAGTATTTTTGTTGCTCTTCTAAATGATTTTGTATGGTATCTGTATGTAAATATTCTGCACAAGTATCTATAGCACTAGCAAAAGTATGACCTAAAAGTTGTAAATCTTTACTATAGTTTACATATACTGGCCATTCTGCACAAGTTTCTGGTAAAGCTCCAAAGTTAGTTGTAATAACATGAAGACCCGCTGACAAAGCTTCTAATGCAGAAGCACAAAATGTTTCTTCAAAAATAGAAGGATAGACAAAAAGATCATAATAAGAAATATTTTCTAAAATATATTCATGAGGTTTATAACCTATATAATTTACATTTTTAAGTTTTCTTGCTTGATTAAATAAAGGTGCTGTACTTTCATTAGCTTTTGCAGCAAATTCACTACCATATACTTCATTTGAACTGTATACATCTAAAGTTATGTTAGGGTTTTTTATTAATTGCATCGCTAATAATAATACATTTAATCCTCTCCAAGGGGTGCAATGATGCATAATTCTTATTGGATCACCTTTTTTATATATTTTTCTTTTAGGAAAATGGCTTGATCCGTTTTTTATTACAATAGATTTATCTTCAGGTATTTGAAAAAAGTATCTAAATTTTTCAAAAGTCCAGTGTGAGTTAAAAACATACCAATCATATTCATGGTGTCTATCTTTGTTTCTAAAAAAATTTTGTAAGTTAGGTTGATCCCAAGAATTTTTTTGCCAAAGTATATTTATTTTATTTGGATCTAAAGGTACTTTTCCTGGAATAGAAGTGCATATTTGAAACTTACTCAATAGATCTTTGTCTACATACTTTTCAAGAAACTCATGTTGTATTTCAGTTGCGCCTCTAGGTTTCATTTGATTTCTCCAACGTTTCTTTTTTATGAACTATGAAAAAGGGTTGCACCCATCTTTCTTCTATTTCTTGTTCCATACCTGGAGAATGCCAAGTTTCTGTATCATAGTAAGTACATCTATTCATCTTTGATCCAATAATTATAGAAGGATCAAAATCATATTCAGAATTGTAAATATATGTTCCATCTCTTAAAGAACCTGAATTAAAATAAATTAGTCCAGCTATATCCCATCCTTGATCATCTTTGTGTGGTTTGTTATTTTTAAAACAAGCTGCTTTTTTAATTTCTTTAAATTTTATTTTTCTTAAAAAAGTTTTTAATTTTAAAATTTTAATATTTGTTTTGTTTTCAAAGGTATTTTTTAAAATATTATAAGTTGAAAAAGTATTATCATCTTTTTCAAATATATCTGTTTCATGACATGGGTAAGCATTAAATCTGTTTCCACCATACAATTGAACTTTTGATTGATATGTTGCTTTCCAATGTAAATTCATAAAATTAGCAACCACTAATCCAAAATCACTTGGATGATAAAAATCTTCAATTACATTGAACATTATTTTTTTGTTTTAGCACCCATAACTCCAGCTCTTGTAACTTTAATCTCTAAATCTTGTCTAAAGTCTTCAGAAGTTGTATCTGTATTAGGATCAGCAACATCAGCATCAAACTCAGCTTTATCAGCATAAACTTTTCCAGTTCTTTTATGTTTGATTATCTCTTTTGCTTCCGCGGGTATTTTAGGTAAGTCTGTCATTGTATATTTATTGTTAAAGATAATTTATTTTCATTTTTATTAATTACTTGATGGTATACATTTTTTGGTACAATACAAGTGTCTTTTGGTTTAAGAAACATCTCTTTTTCATTAACTATCCATTGTGAAGTGCCATAAATTTGTTTAACTATTACGTCATAGGGATGATCATGTTTTTCAAAACTTGCTCTTCTACCAGGTTTAGATAAATAAAAATTTGCATTGATAGTTAATCCAGTCTTATTAGTTAATCTTTCATTTAAAGCTCGTAACTCATTATTTAAATCTAAAACGTTTGAGATAATTGTTGTAAATCCTAAGTCATAATATTTTGACCATTTCTCAAAACAAAAAAAATTATTAATATCAAAAAAATTTCTAGACTCCAAATGTTCATTTTCACATAAAATCTCTACCGAAGGTTGACCCCAAGGATATCTAAAAGGCCATCTTTTTGATATACGAAGAAAATTTAATATATCTTTTTCTTTTAAATTAATGTCTACAGATTGTACAATTTTTTCAAGCTCAAAGAGATTCATTACCGCCCTTGGCCTTTATAGCGTTTCTGTTTCTTTTGTCTCTTCTCAGATTTGTTTTGAGTTTTTTTATGAACACCTGGACGTTTTTTAGGCTTTGGCCTTGGCACAAAATGTACAAATTTTTGTCTAGCCATTTTCTTGTGATCTATCTATTTGTGCGTAACTTATTGCTCCTTGTATTGTATTACTTCCTGTAGCAGCTTGCACTGTTATTGAATCACCAGCTTCAAGATTTAAACCTTGTGGTGTAGCATTAACTTGTGATTTAGCTGCTAAATCATCTCTAAAAAATTCATACTCTGCACTTGAATCAGAAGAATCCACTAAATTCATATTTACTAAAATTGCTGAAGAAGCATCACTGTTTGAACAATAAACGCTTTTTACAATTACTGTTGCATCATTAGGACAAGTAAATACAGTAGTCTTACCCGTACTTGCTTGTTTGAAACCTTGATTTTTATATCTAATTGTCATGATAAAAAATAATTAAAAGCATCCTGTTCATTTTTTAATTCTTGTTGATAAGAAGTATTTAACTTATCTTGCATCGTTCGTAAAGACTGATTAATTTGTCTTTGGTTTTCCTCAGTATAAATAGGTGTGGGTTCAGGTATAACTATATCTACTCTAGCCATTATCCCCTCATGCCATCAGGTTGTACATCAGCTCTAAAAGTTCCAAATCTCCAATTTTCATCAGTTGAGGTATTTGCAATTTTTAAACTAGCAAATCTAGCTCTTGCTCTAGTATCTACTTTTTGTGTGGATGAGTTTACAGTAAAAGGCCCCAAAGGAGACGAAGCTTCAGTATCAGTAGGAAAATCTCTTAAAAGTATTGTAACTTGTGCATTACCTTGAATAGTTTTAAAGTCAGGAACAAATCTTCTCATACTCATAAAAAACTGAGCATTAGTACCATCAGGATTTAAACTAAAATCCCCTGATTCTATAAATGCTGGAATAGCAGTTTTGTTTCCATCTGTGTCTACTTCATTTACACCTTTTTCATGCTCAAAATATTTTGTTGAACCATTTATGTTAGTAATACCTTGTATAGTCGGAAAAGTTGGCACTCCTGTAGAAGTAAATTCTGTTGCATATGGATTTTCAAATAAGTTAGCATCAACCCATGTGGTTCTTGATAATGAACCTGTAACCCAAGTTCCATCTTGATAATTATAACAAACATATCTATTGTTAAAATCAGATGTGGCTTGTGGATAGTACCAACAAATTTCTTCATAAAGATGATTTAATCCAACATAAACTGATTCCCCTGCTGAGTAATTGACTCCTAAATTATTTCCATTTTTTGTTGTAAAAACAAAATCTTCAACAGCACAAGGTAATGATTTAACTGTACCATCGTAAACGAAAAAACCACCAGATTCTCCCATCCAGTATACTATCCCATTTACATATTTAGCAGCGTGTTGTCCAATGCATCCACAGTTTGAACCTACTTGTCTTATAGAAAAAGTAAATGGAGGACCAACAAATTGCATCACATATGCTGCATTGTCAGTTAAAATAAAAGTATAATCTTTACCCTTAACAGCTGCTACTATTTTTGTTCCTGAATCAAGTCTAAAAAATCCTGCAGTATTAACTGATGTTGGAGTATAGTCCGTAATATCCTCTTGATCTGAAAACCGTATAAACATTTTGTCTTGAGTTCCTTGACTTCCAATAGTAGTTTCCGTACCAAGCATAATTAAATGTCTATCTCTATCAGATACTAATGACATTACTGAAGCTGTTGGAGCATTACTTATTATTTGTGCTCTTGTATTTAAAGCGTTAGAATCAGAGTTAATTGGATTCCATGAAAAAGATTTACCATTTTTTATGGTTGCAATAAGTTGTTCTCCAAAATTATCTAATGACCAAGATGCTGGATCAACAGTTAAAGTTTGAGACAATGATTCAATACCCCATCCTGTAAATACCTCAACACCCGCACCGCTTGAGTGTGCAGATCTAGTCCCCGCTGCAGCTCTCGTAATACCAGTTAAATCATTAGACGAAATTCCTGTATATGAAATAAATTCTGCACCAACTTTTATTGTTCCCGTTGAAGGAAACCCAGTTGTTGATGCAAGTGTAATAGAAGTTCCTGACCCACCTGTACCTGCAGTGTCATCTAACAGAGCTCCATTTAAAGTGCTAAATACTTGTTGACCACCACCCCAAAGTCCTGTACCCCAACCAAATCCAAACGTTGAACCTAAAGCTCCAGGTTTTATGTAAGGTGTAACTATAGCTGATCCTGATCCGTTGACCGTGGTTCCAGCTGCGCTAGCCATTGTAATTGTAAATTCATCACTACCGGGAACAGTAACAACTTGAAACGGATTAGTTGTAAAGTCTGTGCCTGAGTATCCAGCTCCTGTTGGTGGTGTCACTGATGAGAAAAGAAATATATCTCCAGGTTCTAAACCATGAGCTGGTTTATTTACAGTTACTGTTGCTGAAGTATTTACCGTGTCAAAAGTACAACCAGTTAAAGCTGTGTCTAAGGGAGTTATATCAAAAAAAGCTCCCTCATAATAAATCACTAATACTTTATTTGTTCCTATTGCAGCATATTTTCTTCCGTCTAAATCAGCCCAAATAAATTGTTCTCTTGCTGCACCTACTAAAGTTGACTCAAGAATTTGTTCCCAACCACCTATCTTTTCTGGTAATCCATACCTAAATCTAACAAAGTCCCCATCTGTCCACTTACCTTCTGCTCCTGTTTGGGTAAGTTGTTTATTAAATCCTGGGGCTATGTTTACTTTTGTTAAAGGCATGACCAATTATAACATAGCTAAATTATGTTGTGTAGACTACGTTCAAAACCATTCTTTGTTCTGAATTAGTATGAGTGGTGCCAAAATGTGAGGTATGAGTAGGAAACGTTAGCAGTCTATTTTCAACTGAAGTAACCCTTTCTCCTCCCACTATTTGTGTATAACCATCATTTGTATTTAAATATAATATAGCTGTTGTGCTTGGTTCATCTACATTAATTTTTTCAACATCTATGTGTGGTGCACTTTCAATAATTGTAGATGTCCTAAAAGTTAAATTTACCTTAGCTCTAATAATATTTTTTATTTTAAGTTTTGTTAATAGAGGAGATAAAGCAGAAACAAAAAAACTAGTTTTTCTTTCTCCATTTACATTTTTAACTAAGTTATGAATCAAATGGGTTTGACCATCATTTTCATAAACTTTGTGTGAAAGATACCAAGGAAAATGTTCATGAGTAAAAATTTTACAAATAAAATGAAACTCATTGTTGTCTAAAAAATTATTAATTACTTGAGTCATCTTTACTTAAATCAAGTTGGTCATCTTCTTCTGTCAGTTTTTTTTGTAATTCAGGTTTAAAATTAGAATTCCAATCCATTACCATTTTAGCTAGACAATTACCAAAAGTATTTAAAGCTTCAGGTGTAAAATGTAATTTTTTAAATTTATTTACAACTTTAATTTCTTCATCACTAAATATTAAATCGCAAGAGCCATCTTTTTTGCTTTGTTCAAATCTCATTAATATCTCCAATTTTTTGTTCCATATTTATCAGCACCCCAATAAACTCTTCCATCCATATATTCATTTGCATGAGGCCCACCCTCTTCTACATAATGTAAAAAAATTTGAGCATGCCAATCGCCAGTAAATCTTTCTCTGTGATGAGGTACTTTTGCTCCAAGATAAACTGCAGCATCACCTGGTTTAGTGTGTAATGGTTTATCATCCATAAATATAGGCCAAGAAGTTCCGTCACTACCAATGTGAACAGTTGCACTTATTTCACAAGCTGGTCTATCAGTATGTTTTCTTAATATTGCATGTTTGGTGTACATACGCCAAAAAGTGTAAGTGGGTAAAAGTTTTAAGCCAGTTGTTTTTTCCATAATATCTTTTTTTGTCAAAAGTAAAGCATCAAAAACAGGATCTCCATGACACATGGTATCACCCGTTTCACAGACTCTAAAATCAAATTTACTAGTATTAGTTCTATGCATAATTTCACAATATTGATTTAAAAGATTAACTTCACCTTTATCTAAGAAGTTATCAATTATCTTATAGTCAAAATCTTTTCCTATAATGCCCATGCTACCACCGAATATCTAGTACCTTCTGTAACGGGTGTTACACAATGAGGGTACATAAAATTACTTGGCCAAATAATTAGTCTATTTGGTTTTTTTTCTATTTTTATTTCATTATTGGTATTTATTAATTTAAAAATTAAATCACCACCTTCATAATCTTCATTTACAAAATATATCAAACTTAATGTTCTTGGTACAGCAGGGCCGTGATCACAATGTAATTTATAGTGACCCCCTTTTGTATATTTTAAAATTTGAATATCATTTATAGCACATTGAAAATTACTCATTTTAAAATCATTTACATATCTGTTAATGTGTTCATTAAATTTGTATAAAAGTAAAGATGTCCAATGAACGGTTGTAAAACTTTTATCTTGTATATTAGATAATATTTTCATTCCAACATTTCTAACCTCAGTGTCTATCTTCATGCCACCTTCATGATTTGTAACTTTTGCACTTTCATATTCAACATGTTCTTCACAAATTTTAGTAAACCATTTTAAATTTTCTTTTATTAAAACATCATCAAAAATTCTGATATAAGTATTTAACTTATCCATTTCTAATTTTTTAACATTTATTTCCATGATTTTTTATTCCACCAAATATTTTTATAATTATTTAATATATGAATGTTTTGTATAAATCTACTTTTTTTCTGATCATGTGCACTTTTTCTTTCAATCTTCATTTTCCATGAGTCTCTTTTAAATGGAATAACTTGAACATAAGGAGTGCCCCTTTCAATTGTAGTTTCTAATATAGGGTATTTGTCACCGTTAATTATAATTGGAAAATTAATTTCAGCATCAAATGTATCAGTGTCAACAATTCCTGGTATTATAGAAAATCTATCATCAGTGTTATTCATAGGGGGCAAAAAAAGACAAGAATAACCTGGAGGTGTTTTTATTATCCATGGATTTAGTATTTTATGAAAAGGTAAATTTTTATTCTTCTGATTAAATGGACATTCATTTCCTAATTGTTGTGGTGGATGTATTTCTTGTGAATTATGAAAATTTATATTAATTGTTTCCAAATATTCGTTTGGTATTAAGTTAGCTGGACTCTCAAAGTTTGTTTTTCTTTCTCCATCATTTATTGAATTATGTTTTATATAAAAATCTATAGGAGCTTTTAAAATATACCCTGTCGTAAGAGTGTCTAAAAAAGGCATACAGCCTTTTATAGTTTTATTTGTTATTTTATGTTCTAGTTTTTTATACCACTTAGGGATATTTAATTTACAAGGTATAGGATGAAGATCTTTATCTTCGACTATTAAATCTTGAGCTATAAATTTTATGTTATTAGATAACATAATTTTTTATAACTTAATTATGGAATTTGTAAAGGATGATAATAAGTTATTGAATTATCTTCACAGTATTTTTCCCAAGTGCTATTCAAAGGATAGGTAATAGTAGACAAATCTATTTGCTCTGAAATTTGAAATTTATAGTTATTAATTGCAGTCCACATAGGGTGTTCCTCATTGGACTCTAAAAATTGATCAAGAGCTGGAATTACAACTTTGTTAATATAATTAGAAAGCGTGGTTTGATCAGGAAATGTATAATTGTCTTCTACTAAATTAACTGTATCTCCTGACAAACTGATTTTTTTTAAGCCTTGTCTAACAGCATTAAAATCTTCATCAGATAAAGTTTTTTCAACATAATCAGATTTATTTATATTTAAATTATTAGCATCTGAATCAGTTGCTATTTGTGTTATAAATCCTTCAGTATTAAAATATGCTTTTGCCATAATTATCCTCTGTTATCAAAAATTGCAATAGCTCCTGCAGAACCAGAACTACCTGGTTGTGGATCCATGTAACCTCCACCACCGCCTGCTCCGACACCATTTGGAAATCCGAATAAAACTTTTCTATTCATATCAGTAGACGCTGATCCTGGAGTGCTTCCAGGTTGACCACCACCTGCTGGGCTGTTTGGAAAACCTCCTTGTCCACCGTTTCCAGCATTAGCAGTTGCTAAGTTTGTAATATTTGAATTGTTACCAGCATTTCCAGGTTGTCCAGTAGAAGATCCGCTTCCACCGTTACCGCCAGATCCTACAGAAAAAGAGTAGTTTGCTCCACCCGTAACAGGTCCAGCAAAAAAACCAAAACCACCTGATCCTCCAGTGCCTCCACCAGATCCTGGGTGGTTTCCGCCTCCACCTCCGCCACCGCCTCCGCCAGCGAGGTAAGCTTGAAATTTACTTACACTTGCGGGTGGTGAATATGTTCCTGAAGTAGGTCCTTGTCTAAATAAAACCATTTGCATGTTTGCAGCGCCAGCTCCTGAAGACGCAGCAGTGATTCTTCCTTGAGCATCAACAGTTATGCTAGATGCAGTGTATGATCCCGCAGTCACAGAAGTGTTTGCAAGTTGATCAGCACCAACAGCATCGTCAGCTATCAAAGCAGTTGTAATTGCATCATCAGCTATCGCAGCAGTGCCTACAGCATCATCGGCGATCGCAGCAGCGACAACAGCATCGTCAGCAATCTTCGCTGAGGTTATTGCATCGTCAGCAATTTTAGCAGTCGTCACAGCACTGTCAGCAACTTGTGCAGTTCCTATAGTCCCACCTAAAGTATCTAAAGACACTTCATTTAAATTTGTTCCATCAGCGTAAGCTGCATATATCTTTGCAGCGTCAGGAGAAAATCCTGTTCCTGATGCAGTTTTGATTGTTAGGTTTGATGGGTTAGTTAATCCTGAGCAATCGAAAATATAAAATTTTTCTATTGAATCTGGAATGGTACAAATTGTACTTGCTGCAATCGTTGCAGTTGCAAATTTAATAACTAAATTTCTTGCGTTCGATAAAGCACCATCAGACATCACAAGTGCCACTGTACCACCACTTGATAAAGTTACTTGTTCGAAACCAGCAATTGCTTGTTGTACTAAATTTAAATTTGTATTTGTCTTATCACCCCAAGTACCAGCGTTTTCACCAGTCACCATCAATTCGAGTTTAAGATCACTTGAATAACTAGATGCCATAAAATTTTATCTCCTTAAATATTTATATTTTACATTAATCAAGCTGCGAGATCAACTGTAGTCCAAGTATTATTTACTCCTAAATCTATCTCAGACCATGCAGTAATATTAACGCTGCCTATAGAAGAAGTCAATGATTGCCCCGTTGGAATAACTAATGCATCTCCAGTAGCTCCTTCCTCTCCTAAAGAAGATGTCAAAGAAAGACCAGAAACACCAATTATTTGACCTGGAATTTCAGCATGTTGACCTAAAGTCATTGTTGCTGAAATACCTGAAGGTTGTTCTACAGTCGTTTGTACTAAACTAAAACTTCCTAAAGTAAATGATGCAGATACACCAGAAACATCTACTGGTGTTTTTAATCCAGCTATGGTTGTTCCCTGAGAACTTGTAAGTGTATTTCCAGTAACAGATACGTTAGCGTCAGCGTCAAATGTTAGAGATCCTATTGAAAAATCAAGTTGATCCTCTGATGCAAAGACAGTTATATCTTGATCAATTTGTATTGAAAAAGTTCCAAAAGTAGAGGTTAATTCGCCAGCACTTGAAACAGATACTGTTACATCTGTAAAAGCATTTGCAGATGGGAAATTAACTGTTGATGTAATTTGTTGTCCAGAAGGTAATACTGAATAAGCTTCACCCCAAGCCAAATTACCCCAAGCTCTTCTACCCCAACCTATTCCAGTAAGTAATGATTCATCAATAGTTGTAGTTCCTATACTAGACGTTAAAACTTGACCAGTGTTAGGTACACCTATTCCGATCGTAGCACTTCCAACTCCCACAGAAGATAATTGACCAGTTGCAGCGAAAGTAAATGAGATTCCTGCTGTTTGACTTCCTATACTTGATGATAAAGAAATACCACTTACGGAAACATTTGCGTCACCACTAACTGATGATATCGCACCGACAGAAAAAGAAGCTTGTATTCCTGTAATGGTTGGTTGAGATCCTGATAAATCTCCCCATTCATTTTCACCCCAAGTATCTCCACCCCATCCGACTTGGATAATACCTTCGGCAGTAATACTACCAATGCTGTAGGTTGCACTTAATCCAGAGACAGTAACTCCGACATCACCTTGTGCTGCCCAACTACCAGATCCCCAACTTAGTGCACCCCACGCATTTGACATTCATTTTTTTCCTTATGCTAATCTCAAGATTGCAGCAGATGTTGTGAATGCAGGGAACTGAATTGTAAATGTTCCTGAAGTTGCAGTCTTGTCTCCACCGAAATCTAATACAGCTACTGCATCGGTAGTGTTTGATCCACCGTCAGTTGTTGTATTGTAAATTAGTGCTCCTCTTGCTGTAAGAGTAACACCTACAAATGATAAATCAGCAAAATCAGTAATAGCTACTGATGACGAAACTTTTACACCTTGGTTTACTAAAGCTT